ACCCAGAGTCTACCAAAGGCTGCTAATGCCTCATTAGCCTGTGGTGGTGTACCTGTGGCATGGGTATGTGCAGACATCTTTTGTACAGTGCCTGTGTGCGCTGAGTAGACTAAAGGCTCATAACCTAGCTGAAACATAAACAGATGGTCATTAAAGTTTACCATCTTCCAGTTATTAGCTGAAATCGTGTAAGATGCTGGGGTTGCGTCAGTAAGGGTAGTAGTGCCTGTAAATATCTTATTGTTACCCGCTGAAAGAATAACGTTAGCACCTGTGGGGTTAATGTACTCTTTAATAACTTCAATGCCGTTACTACCGTCTATAGGAGTTGTGCTTGAAGTAAGTGCTGTAAACCCTTTACGAGAGCCTATACGACCGTACTGGTCAATAATACAGTTATCCGCAATGGACGCATAAGAAGCATCCAAACTAAGCGGAGAGTCCTGTGTGTTTAAACCTCTAAACGCAGGGGCTGCAATCGTTATGTTTTGTCTGTCCTGAGCCATTGCTTAGACCGCCCTGTAGATAGTTTCTTCTGGGTGCTTGTATGCGTCCAAAGCAATCGCATCGGACATATAGTTCTGAGCAAATGCTAACATTTCCCCTGCTGATCTACCGCCAGTTTCCCCACGTTCTCTGGAAGCTAAAGCCAATGCTAAGTGCAGTACAGGCATGTGTGGGATTTGAAGCTTGTCACCGTCATTAACTAAGTCAGGATTACGTTGGACGCAGTTTACTCGGATAGTGTAAGCAGCGTTAGGAATAGGATAAAGATCAACCTGAGTGTCTCCGTTAGTGTCTACACCGTTAAAGTTGTAGAACGTAGGGCTTGACTTAGGAGGTGTTTGGTTTAAGAAAGCATTGTCCATCCAATGCGTGTCTTTGTAAGTCATAAACCAGTTAGACGTGTCATTGATAACGTCAATAATCTTAATCCTGTTACCACTGCCTGTAAGCACGTAGTTAAAGATGTCCGTTGTTGTGGAGATAGTAAGGGTGGTGCGCAGAGCAGACCAATCCCAAGCGTCCTCCACAGTCCTCTTAGCGTCATTAATAAGATCACCGATAAGAGCTGAATAAGGGTTTTGATTAACGGAGCCTACTTGATCTTCTCTGAGCCTTCTTAGGACTCCGTTTACTAATTCTAAATATGTCATTTCAAGTTCCTAAGAGTATTATAGTCTATAAAATCAAATAAGCCAACTCTGTTTAAAAGATCCGTTTGATACTTTAAGGGTTGATAATTAACTCCTGAAATAGACGTTGAGGGTACTCCTCCACTACCAAACATACCTGTACCGCCTAAACCGCCGTCACCATCACCATCACCATCACCAGAACCGTCCCCGTCACCATTGCCATCTCCATCACCAGTTCCGTCACCATTGCCGCTTCCTTCGCCTTCACCTTCGCCCTCACCTTTGCCTTCACTCTCACCCTCGCCTACATCTTCGCCTTCGCCAGCTTCACCGCCAGCACCTGTATCTACACCGTCTCCGTTAGTACCAGCACCGCCACCGTCTACAGTTCCTCCTGTAGTCCCTGTGTCACCTGCGTCACCTGCGTCACCTGCGTCACCTGCGTCACCAGCGTCACCAGCGTCACCAGCGTCACCAGCGTCACCAGCGTCACCTGCGTCACCAGCGTCACCTGCGCTGCCCGTGTCTGTACCTTCTCCTACTGAACCGCCCCCTGTTGTGTCTATATCATCAGGAGGTGTAACGTCAGGGTCTTCACCTAAGCCAAACTCAGGAAATAACTCTACAATTATAGAACCATCATCCTCACCACCATCACCACCATCACCAGACTCACCAGAGTCACCAATGTCTCCGCCGGTACTATCATTAGGATCAAAAGTACTTTCAGGAGGTTGCTCTGTTGTAGGAATAGGCTCGGGTTCACCAGCCTGACCTTCTAACCAAACTCTTAACTCTTCTTTTAAAGCTTCTTTTAACTCAGGATCAGTTTCAGCTTCATAAGCTTCTTTAATCTGTCTTCCTACAATATCTCCTTCGTTTACTATTAAAGGATCATCATCAACAGCCCCAACGTCCCTAGTAATAACAGAATCTCCGTCAGAACCTCCAGCAGCCTCAGAACCTCCAGCAGCATCAGAACCTCCAGCAGCCTCAGAACCTCCAGCAGCCTCAGAACCTCCAGCAGCCTCAGAACCTCCAGCAGTAGAAGTAGCACCACCTCCAGCGGAACTAGCGCCCCCACTTTCAGCACCGCCGCCACCACCGCCTTCGTCGCTTTCTACGACTACTTCTGTAGGCTGTACAAAGATACCACCAGCGTACCCCGCAGTGCCAAACTGCTCGTGAGTTTCGTTGTTTATGACTGTACCGTCATCTAAAACTACGTCTTTACCTCCGTTAAAGTCATTTTCTTGTGAGGGGTTTAAGAAAACTCCAGAATCTACTGGATCGTCATCAAAGTCAGTATCGCCTTCAAGTAAGTCGTTGTCGCCTTCTTCTAACTCTTTAGCAGCTTCCTCAGCCAGTCTATTTTCCTCAGCTATTCTAGCTTCTTCAGCTATTCTAGCTTCTTCAGCTATTCTAGCTTCCTCAGCTACCCTAGCTTCCTCAGCAGCAACCTTAGCTGCTTCAGCTTCCTTTGCCGCAACTCTGGCTGCTTCCTCAGCGGCTTGTTCTTTAGCTATTCTTTCTGCTTCTGCTGCTGCTTTTGCCCTAGCAGCCTCTGCTTCTTCTGCTGCAATTCTAGCTGCTTCCTCAGCAGCGGCCTTTGCTTCAGCCACTCTCTGTGCTTCTGCTTCGGCTGCAACTCTGGTTGCTTCAGCTTCCTCAGCAGCAACCTTAGCTGCTTCAGCTTCTTCTGCCGCAACTCTAGCTGCTTCTTCAGCCGCTGCTTGTGCTTCGGCTTCTTCAGCAAGCCTAGCTTCTTCTGCGGCTTTCTCTGCTGCAACTCTAGCTGCTTCAGCCTCTTCTGCTGCGATTCTTTTTCTCTCTGCTTCAGCTTCCGCAGCAACCCTATTAGCTTCAGCTTTTTCTTCTGCAAGTCTAGTTGCTTCAGCTTCTGCCTCAGCAACTCTTTGTCTTTCTGCTTCTTCTTCCGCAATACGGTCAGCTTCTTGCTCGGCAGCAACTCTAGCAGCTTCTTGTTGTTCTAGCCTGTAGGCTTCTTTAGCCGCTGCTGCTTGTTCAGCTTCTAAGGCTGCTGCTGCATCTTTTACTATTATGTCTTCTGGGGGAGGCGCTTCTTCTTGATCTTTTTTAATCTCTTCTACAATATCTAAACCAGCTTGGACACCTTCTGTAACAACGGTGGTTAAAAGATTTACGTCATTTAAAACAGAATTAGGAATGTTTTCGTCTTCTTCTACAGCAGTAGCATAACTGGCTAATCCCGACAAACCACCCAAGGTCATAAGAGCGCCTGAAGCTTGTAAAGCTGGTAAAGTTAAAGCTGCTTCACCAGACGCTATAGAAGCGTTTATCGCTCCACCTATAGAGGAAGACGATATACCTGCTCCTGTTAAAGTGCTACTAATACTTGTTAAAGTTGACCAACCAGCTTCAAGACCTGCGGCAATAGAACCGCCTATTCCCGAACCAGCGCCTAAAGCCTGAGCCGCTGCTGTAAGAGCACCTCCCGAAGCGGCTGCAAGTAAAGCTACAGCCCCTATCCTAAAGATGTCTCCAAAGTCTAAAGTAGGTTCTTTTGTCTGCTTGTACTCACCTAAGGCCACATCGTCAAACTGTCCAACATTAAGGGTATATTGAGCATTGTCAGGAGAGTCAACGTTTAAGGGTATTCCCGCTGTTTCAGCAGCAGAGCGAATAGCGTTAATATAAGAAGAGTTAGCTAAGTCACCAGAAGTAACTGTAACTCCTCTGTCAGCTCCTTTAGGACCTCCTGCTCCTTGTGCTGGAGCAGTGTCTATAGTTCCTAAAGTACCCCTTACGCCTTCACCGCTTGGGTTGATAAAACTAGACACATTGTCGAACTGTGACTGTAAGTAAGCTCCAAAGTCATCGCCTTCATTAAACTCACCTACTTCAAAAGACTCAGCTTTAATAACTGAAGCTAAGTTCTCAGCACCCCAGTTCTCATTAAGTTGAGCCGACGTATACGTACCGTCTATTAAACCATTGACAGCGGCAGCGCCCCTGACGTTACCCCACTCTTGTCTAAACTGCTGTACTCGCTCTTTCTGTTCGTTTGTACGGTCACCCTTTACACCAAAGTAAGCCTTAGGGTCTGCTACGTCCCACCACTTTTTCTTTACTCTTCCAGAGTCTCGTCTAGGAGCACCAACTGTCTGCCAAGGGGCTGTTCTTTTACCGCTTAACATGCCTCCTGTATCTTTAGCAGCAGGCTTAGGGGCATACCTATCTTGATAGTAGTTGTACAAATCAGGAGTTCTAGCCCTCATCTGATACTTCTTGTAGGAAGGCAGGCTATTCCACTGTTGTTCAGAAAGTCTTTTGTAAGCCATTAGCTATTCCGATTATTCCACAAGTCAAACAAAGTTTTAATCTTTTCTTCCGCTACGTCCATACGGGACATTAGCCTACCCAACGTAAGGACAAGCACAATGAAGCCCACAAAGATGGGCCAGATTGATCCAATAAGATCAATGTACTCCACATTAAGAGTCCTTCTTTCTGTGGATTAGGTTTTGAATTGTGTTAGTCTCAAAG